CAAGGTGCAGCGTCAGCCACCGGCGACCAAGGTGCAGCGTCAGCCACCGGCGACCAAGGTGCAGCGTCAGCCACCGGCGACCGAGGTGCAGCGTCAGCCACCGGCTACCAAGGTGCAGCATCAGCCACCGGCAACTATGGTGCAGCGTCAGCCACCGGCGACCAAGGTGCAGCGTCAGCCACCGGCTACCGAGGTGCAGCATCAGCCACCGGCAACTATGGTGCAGCGTCAGCCACCGGCAACTATGGTGCAGCGTCAGCCACCGGCGACCAAGGTGCAGCGTCAGCCACCGGCAAGGATAGCATTGCTCTTGCTGCCGGATACGGGTGTAAGGCTAAGGGAGCTATAGGTTGCTGGATAGTCCTCGCAGAACGTGGAGAATGGAACGGTAATACCTACCCGATTAAGGAGGTCAAGGCGTTTGAAGTTGACGGGGAAAAGGTTAAGGCTGACACATGGTATATGCTAGTCAATGGACAGCTTAAGGAGGTTTAGTGGAAGTAATATAATTAAAATAGAGAAAGAAATGAAGCAAAGTAAATTGACTCATGGCTCTCTGTTTAGTGGCATTGGCGGCTTTGAATTAGGAGCTGAAATGGCAGGGATTGACACTTTGTGGAATTGTGAGATTGAAAAATTTCAAGGTGAAATATTAAAAAAACAAATTTCCTCATGCAGAAAGATACACAGATATTACAAAAACAACCGGACTCCGATATGTGGACATCATTAGTGGAGGATTTCCGTGTCAAGACATCAGCGTTGCCGGAAAGCGTGAAGGTATTAAAGGGAAACGATCCGGCTTATGGAGTGAGATGTATAGAATTGTACGGGAGGTTAGACCTAAGTACGTCATCATTGAAAATTCGCCAGCTCTCGTTATTTCCGGTTTCGAACAAGTCTTATGCGATCTTTCCAAAAGCGGGTATGATGCGGAATGGCAATGTATATCAAACTACGCTTTTGGATACCCGCACAAAAGGGAAAGACTTTACCTTATTGCCTACCCCAACGAAATCGGATTACAAAGCGACGTATGCAAATGTAGAAGCATTAACTCGATATTTAAACAGTGGACATCAGATACGAGTGTCGGATATACTTGTGCAAAAAGGATTCTTGAAATCCCAGCGCATAGCACTGTTAGAAATGATGATGGGTTTCCCAATTGGTCACACAGAGTTGGGAGTATCGGCAATGCGGTAAATCCAACAGTGGCAAAGTATTTATTCGAGTGTATTAAGATATTCGATAAACAATTAGAGTAAAACAGATCAGGAATGAATACACAATTTGAACGGTCAGCATGCGCTACCGATGAATGGTATACGCCGAAGGAGATTATAGATGCGTTGGGTGAATTTGATTTAGATCCGTGTGCCCCGGTCAACCCACTATGGCAAACAGCTAAGGTGATGTATGATAAAAACGTCGATGGGTTAAAACAGGAATGGAAAGGCCGTGTATGGCTAAACCCACTTTATTCCCGACCTCTAATTGAAAAATTCATCAGCAGAATGGCAGAGCATGGAAACGGTATCGCTTTACTCTTCAATCGTTGCGACTCAAAAATGTTTCAAGACATAATTTTTGAAAAAGCAACGGCGATGAAGTTTTTGCGCAATAGGATTCGTTTCTTTCGCCCGGACGGGACTCGTGGAGATTCGCCCGGTTGTGGTAGTATCCTTATTGCTTTTGGCGAAAACAACGCGGAAATATTAAGAGACTGTGATATAGCAGGTAAGTATGTTAGAATCAATTAGAATGACACAAAAAAGATGAATAAGGAAGAATTTTTGAGCAAAAGAGATGCCATCGATTTAACGCTAAAAGAATTGAACGGCAAAAAGGAACAGTTGGAAAAGGAATACATTGAATCCAACCAAGGACTTCCTGTTGGAAGCAAGATCTGTATAACGGTCCCAGCTCATGAAAGGTTTTCTCTTTTGAGAAATGAAAGGATATTGCTCCCCGAAGTGAAGAAGTTAGCCTATATTGCAGATTATGAGATTGATGATAACGGAGAGGTTGTTCCCTCTTTAAGACAGTTGGATTGCAATGGGGGTATGTCAGAAATGCCTTTATATGTTAATTTTAAAAAGGTTATAATTGAATTAGCGTAAATTATGAAACAGAAGTTAGAAGAAGCAGCAAAGGAATATTACGAAAGATACAAAATTCATTTGGCAAAAGATATATTCAGACCAAGAGTAGTAGATATTTTCAAATCCGGTGCAGAATGGCAATCAAAGCAATCTCCTTGGATAAGTGTTAAGGAACGGTTGCCGGAAGAAGGACAAAAAGTTTTTGTTTTGACAATGTGTTGTGGTGTATCACGTATTCTAATTGAAAGGTTTTGCAAAACAAGTGCTTTTGATAAAGATAATAGATGGGTTTTTGGAAACAGTATCGTGTTGGCCTGGTTTCCTATTCCGTCTTTTGATGAGATACTCGAAGCCAACAAGGATGTATTGGAGCGGATTAAAGAGAAAGGAGATTGATTATGAAAGAACTTATTGACTATTTGAATCAATCCGGATTGACGGGATTAGTACGTACATATATGATTGCCGTAGGCATTTCATCTGTCATTGTATTTATTTTGTTAATATGGACTTTTATTAAAATGTCACGTGCTCTTAATGGTAGGAAAAAATCTATGTTGGATTTTCAACGTAGGCGCAAAAAAAAGGGAAACATTTTAACTTGTAGCAAGATAGATATGAAAAAAGTAACGATAATATGTGATGCTTGCGGAAGAGAGATACAGCCATCGTATTTCCGCAGCGCAAGATTGGATTTCAAGATAGATAAATGGGATGGTGGCTCTGTTGGTGGAAGGGAAGATATATTCATCCAAGAAGCCGACTTATGCTCGGAATGCGCCCATAAGTTACAGAAATTTATAGAGAACGAATTGAACATTCAACCACATCACCCTAATTAGGAAGTAATGGATGAGGTGTTAATTAATACATATATGTTATGGGAAAAGATAGACGATTGGTAGTAAGAATAGATGATCGGACATCAATGTTACTTAATGAACTTACTGGGATAACCGGTATTAAAACTTCAGTAATCGTACGTGGAATGGTTATGCGTTGTATTGAAGAGTTGATTGATAAATCAGGAAATTGGAATATAAATAATGAGAAAAATCAAAATCGGGAAGGCTGACAATGGAGTTATGACTCTATTGGCGCGTAATTATTCCAAATTAAAAAACTTATGTGGCTATCGGGACTATGGATGCTTTTGTTCTAAAAGTTATGAAGACATATTCCAAGATACAGTTATTTATGTCTCTCAGGACAAGAGAGCTGTAGGTATGCCAGAGGATGAATTGGTTAATTATTTTTGCTTCCGATTTAAAATGATACTATTTCAAACGATAAACGATAACAAAGAATTAAAAGAGATTGCTTATGCCGACTATAGAAAAAACGAAGAAAGTTGCTCAGAAAGCGAGTAATATGTATGATGTTGAGCGCAGAAAGATATACAATACGAGCCGCTGGAAGAGACTCAGGAAAAGAAAGTTTTCCATCAATCCTTTATGCGAGATGTGCTTAAAGGAGGGGAAGACAACCCTGGCGGAAGATATACATCACATACAGTCATTCATGCAGACAGAGGATAGATGGGAACGTATGGCTCTTGCGTATGATATTGGTAATCTGATGAGTTTGTGTAAAAAGCATCATCAGATGATTCATAACCAAAAACATTCAGGGGTTTAAGATGTCCGATTTCATTAGTGGTGCGCCTCAACCGGGGGAAGATGCTTTAATCGTTCTTTCCTCGGTTTTCTTATTCCGCCATATCTTGCCTTGCGGAGCATCTTCGTCAGCAAAGTAAATTGTCTTCAATGAGGCTGCGTTGATAAAAGGTGATGGGGGTTAATCGGTGGATAGGCACGGAAGGGATAGGGGGATCTTTTTTTATTTGCATCGCTGCTGCCAACCTCGCCCAACCCTTCTTCACACGCACGGAGCTTTTTCAAATTTTGAATTTGTTAAATTATTAACAAATAAAAGCGTGTATGACAATATTGCGGTTTTATAAAAAAAGATATATGGTAAAGTTTGCTATGCCCAATGGTTTATCCGATGATGCTCAAAAATTTATGAAAGATGTAGTTAAGGAACTAAATGCGAGAAAGGCAATTCAAAACATAGACCTTGGCGCATTACGAATGTTGGCTACCAGTTATGAGATGTATCTTCGCGCAACGCAACAGTTGCTGGAAGAAGGGCCCGTAATCATGATTAAGTATGAAAAGGCAGCTCACCCAGCTCAGAATATTGCGACAAAGAATTATGCGCAAGTCATGAAGATTATGACTGAATATGGATTAACCATCAAGAGTAGGGGGAATATAAAAGCAATGAAATCGGATAATGAAGAAAAATCCCCATTGGAAGAGTTTATTAGAAGAGGTGCAAGATCTAAGAAATGAAGGAATATTACCAGTATGCAGCAGATGTTCGTGACGGAAAGGTATTGGTTGGTGAATATGTCAAATTGGCTGTGGAAAGGTTCTACTGTCTCTTTGAGAGGGAAGATGTTGAATTTAGAGAAGAGATGGTAGATTATGCCATTGATTTTATTGCGTTGCTAAAGCATTATACAGGTAGACATGCCGGGAAGTCATTTATTTTACTTCCGTGGCAAAAATTTGCGGTTGCTAACATATACGGTTTTTACAAAAAAGACGAAAACGGGGAATGGAACCGTCTTACATCGTTTGTTTATATAGAGATGGCGCGAAAGAATGGAAAATCTGCATTTGCAGCTGCTCTTTGTTTATATCATTTAATAGCGGATGGAGAGGCCAACGCAGAGGTATATTTGGCAGCGAATTCCAAGGATCAGGCAAAAGTAAGTTTTAAGATGTGTCGAAACTTTGTATCAGGGCTTGATCCTAAACACAAGTATTTAGAATCATTTAGAGATCAGATAAATTTTGATAAGACATTATCGTTCATGAAGGTTCTTGCAGCGGATTCGTCAAAATTGGACGGGCCTAACCCTTCAATGTTTCTTCTTGACGAATACCATGCAGCGAAGAATTCAGGACTAAAGGATGTTCTTCAATCCGGGCAAGGTATGCGCGATGATCCGATGGGTATCATTATAACTACTGCCGGTTTTGACAAGTTAGGACCTTGTTACCAATACCGGGAAATGTGTACAGAAATTCTTAAGGGGTTGAAAACGGATGATACAATATTTGCCTTGATTTATTCGTTGGATGAAGGTGACGATTGGAAGGATGAATCTGTATGGGGGAAGAGCAATCCTAATTTGGGCGTCACTGTAAAAACTAAGTATTTACGCGAGCAGGTTCAGAAGGCAATCAACTCTCCGTCAGAAGAGGTTGGTATAAAAACGAAGAATATCAATATGTGGTGTGATGCAGAAACTGTATGGATACCGGAGCATTATATATTAAGTTCTTCTTCTGATGTGAATTTTGAAGACTTTAGAGATATGGATTGCTACGCAGGCATTGACCTTTCCAGTACGAGCGATTTGACCTGTGCAGCATTCATGTTCCCGACCGAGAATAGATATTACTTCAAGGTTAAGTACTACTTGCCCGAAATGGCTTTGCGCGAAAAAAGATTTAAAGAGCTTTACGGGGAATGGAGAAGGAAGGGTTTAATTACAATTACACCGGGGAATGTAACGGACTATGATTATATTTTAAACGATATACTAGATATAAGAGATAAGGTATATATTCAGAAGATAGCTTATGATGCATGGAATGCCACACAATTTGTGATTAACGCCCAAGAGAAAGGATTGCCTATGCAGGAGTTTAGTCAGGCATTAGGCAATTTCAATCGTCCGACAAAAGAGATGGAACGATTGATGTTATCAGGAAGGGCGGTTGTTGATAATAATGTAATAAATCGCCATTGTTTTAGAAATGTCGTGATGGCGCGTGACAGGAATGGGAATACTAAGCCAAGCAAGCAATTTGAAGAAAAAAAGATAGATGGTGTGATTGGAATGCTTGAAGCTCTAGGCGTTTATCTGATGTCTCCGAGATATGGAGAGTTTTATTAGTTGTCATACATTTATAAGGTTTGTAATGAGATTTGATTTGGTTTTCATGATATGTAAAGGAGATGGTTCGCGAGAATAGTCTTCTTTTTCTGTTTTGTCATACAAAGTTTTGGTTAGTGATATAATCAAAATTGAAAAATTATGAAAACAAATCAGGTTATGATTCGTCCGATGGGTGAGTTTAAAGTAACCCAACGAACAAAAGATGCATTTTTCAATGCGACGGATTTATTAAAACAGTGGAATCAATTAAAAGGTATGAAGAAAGAAGTTAATGACTACTTCGATTTGTCTTCTACTAAAGAGTTCATTTACACTATAATGGAAAGGGAAAATTATGATAGGGGTAATTACCCCTATCATAAATCAAGGGCAAATAAGGGTGATAATGCTGGTACATGGATGCATCCACTGCTTTTTATTGATTTTGCAATGTGGATAAATCCCTCATTTAAATATGATGTTCTCAAATTCGTATATGACGAAATGATAAAATTTCGCAATCTTGCCGGTGATGCATATCCTAGAATGTGTGCAGCGGTTTACACTATTCTTCCAAAGGGCTTATTCAATCAGAAAGTTAGGAATTTGGCAAAATCACTTAATATTATTGTTTATGGAAAACATGAATCAGAGATGCGTAATAAAGTTGGTGATGAGGCTAAGATACGTGAGTTATACGAGTTAGAGCAGCAGATAGCCCAATGGATTGAGCTTGGTTTTATCAAAAACTATCAGGAATTGAAACAGGCATTAACGAAAGTGTATTATCAGAGACACCCCGATATTCTACCCATGTAGATAACTTCTTGGGAAATGGCACTTAAAAATAACCCATAAATATAAATCTGAAATTCGCGGATTCGGTTCGTGAGAATAGAATCCTTTGTATGACAAAAAAAAGGTTATCTGATAAAAGTGGATAAATGAAAGTATTTGGTTTAGAAATAAGAAGAGCGTCAAAAGTAGAGACTTCTCGTGTAACTGCATGGAGTTATACAGGAGGAAGAACGATATTGCAAAGCAGAAGCAAGCCTATGCTCCTCTCTACCGTATATCGTTGTGTTGATTTGATTTCGGACAGTGTTGCAGTGCTGCCTTTGAAAACGTATGAATTAGATGGTGATGGTTTCAAGAAGGAGGCAAAATCCCATCCGGTATATTATTTGCTTGATATGGAGCCAAATGAAGACATGACTCGCTATGTTTTCTTCAAGACAATTATGGCCTCTGTTTTGCTGACCGGGAATGGATATGCTTATATCGAGCGTGATAATAACCTGAATGTACTTCAATTGATTTACTTGCCTTCATCACAGGTAAGCATTGTATGGATACAGGACAAGAGAGGGATAATGCGTAAGCGTTACCAGGTTGTTGGGTTTAAAGAGCTGGTCGAGCCAAGGGATATGATTCACGTGTTGAATTTTTCCTATGATGGTATCATAGGCGTCTCAACCTTGGAACATGCGCGTCAGACGCTTGATATATCTACTAGTGCGGAGGAACATGCTGCGGGTTTTTTCAAGTCGGGCGGTAGTGTAGCCGGTATATTGACTGTGGAGTCGGGAAGAGTAGATAAAAAGCAGAAGGATCAGATTTACCAAACATGGGAAGAACGTACTAATCCGGTGACAGGGCATCCTAATGGAATAGCTGTGTTAGAGGGTAATATGAAGTATCAGCCTATATCTATTAGTCCTAGGGATAGTCAGTTTATAGAAAGCAGACAATTCCAGGTGATTGACATGTGCCGGTTTTTCTCTGTTTCCCCTGTTAAGGCATTTGATTTGTCGAAATCAAGTTATTCAACAGTTGAGGCTACTCAACTTCAGTATCTAACGGATACCGTGTTGGCTGTTATTACCAAGATAGAATTGGAAATTAATCGAAAAGTATTTCTTCCGTCAGAAAGAGGACGTATTATTGCAGAGTTCGATACATCCGCCATTTTGCGTGCAGATATGACGTCAGAAGCGACTTATAATCGGGAAATGTGCAATGCCGGCGCAATAACACCCAATGAAATTAGGCGAAAACATGGGTTGTCAAAATTACCGGATGGGGATAATGCGTTTATTCAGGTGAATATGCAGACATTAAGCAATGCTGTTAAAGGGAATGGCATACAAGAGCTGGAACAGAATGCAAACCTTGGTAAAGTTGTAGAAAAAAATGTCGGGAAAGAATGATCTTTCTTGTTTTGTCATACAATTCTTTGGTTAGTGATAAAAGTTACAGGAATGGACGAAAAAAAAGAAATAAGAAATACGGCTTATCAGGTTCAAGTAACCGGAGAAAGCGAGGAAAAGCGCACGGTTGAAGGATATGCTGTTCTTTTTAACACTCCATCGGACGGGTTATATTTCGAGGAGGTTATAGAGCGAGGTGCTTTGGATGGGGTTTTGGAGAAAAGCGATGTTTTTGCGTTGCTGAATCACTCCCAAAATCGTGGTATTTTGGCTAGGAGCAATGGTGGAAACGGTTCCTTAGTTTTAAAGGTGGACGAAAAGGGATTAAAGTATCGTTTTGAGGCTCCTAAGACAGCACTGGGTGAAGAACTGTTGGAGAATATAAGGAGGGGGGAGATATCAGCCAGTTCATTTTGCTTCGATGTGGAAAAAGACACATGGGAGAAAAAAAGTGATAATACATGGAAGCGTACGGTCCATAAGATTGGAAATCTGTACGATGTTTCTCCTGTATACAATGCCGCATATAGTAAAACCTCAGTTTATATGAGGGGGAAAGAGTTAGCAGAAGAAGAACTGCTTAAAAAAGCAACCATACCCGATGAGTATTACCGTAACATAGAAAAAACATTTAATATTTAATTTTTATGGCAAAAGAAAAAAGTATCACCGAATTAAAGGACGAAAAAAAGCAATTGCAATCTCGTTCAAAGGAAATCATTGCGAAGGCAAAAGGTGAGCAGAGACAGTTTACAGCTGAGGAGAATGAAGAACTGGGCGCAAATCAGGTTCGCATGGCTGAAATTAACATTGAAATTGATGAAAAGGAGCTTGAAAATCGTAGTAGCCATGTGTTTGGTCCCCGGCAATCTATTGAACAGTTCTCACTTCGTCGCGCGATTTTGGCACAAATGAACAAAACCGAACAGAGAGATAGTGAGGCGGCTGTCATTGAAGAAGCGACTAAACTTCACCGTTCTGTAGCAGCTACTACAGAAGACAGCGGTGAGTTAATCATCCCTTTAAGTTACGCAAAACGCGCAGTGTATACGGCGGCTACAGAGAAAGCAACCGGTGTTGTTATCGATGAAGAACAGCAGGAGTTGCTTCTTCCGTTGGAATCTAACCTTGTGCTTTCGCAAGCAGGCGTGCGTATGATGACGGGGTTAGTGGGGAATATATATTGGCCGGAACATTCTGCTACTAATGTATTTTGGGAAGGCGAGGATGCGGAGGCAAAAGATGGTGCCGGGGCGTTTAAAAAAGGCAATCTGTTTACTCCTAAGAGATTGACCGCATACGTTGACCTGTCAAAACAGCTGCTTATCCAGGAAAATAGAGACGTGGAAGGATTGATTCGTCAATTAATGGCAATTGCTATTGCTCAAAAAATCGAGAAAACAGCATTTGCGAAAGACGCTCGTGCCGATAATGTTCCTGATGGTATATTCCAGGAAGCTAATGTTAGCGAAACGATAAAAGGTGATATGTCATGGGGGCAGATTGTTGCTATGGAAACGGCAGCGGATGCAAACAATGCATTGTTTGGAAATTTAGCGTATGTTATGAATCCAAGTTTGATTGGAAAAGCCAAAACTAAAGTTAAGGATTTATCAGGTGCAGGAGGCTTCATTTTTGGCAATGACGGTCAAGGGATGCTGAATGGGTATCGTGCATTAAGAACGAATAATATACCTAAAGAATTGGGAGAGGGCAGTGATGAATTTGGCATCGTGTTCGGTAATTGGGCTGATTATTTCTTGGGACAATGGGGTGCTATTGATATGACGGTGGACCCATATACTCAGGCAACTAAAGGATTGGTAAGATTAGTGATTAATTCTTATTGGAATATGGGAATGATTCGTAAGGAGTCATTTACAATTGCATCATTGAAATGATATGGGTAAGTACGTGACTCTGGAGATGGCTAAGATGCACTTGAATATTGAGGATTCGTATACGGATGAGGATTCGTATATCGAATCCTTGATAGAAGTTTCCGAAGCAAAAATCGCCAAGGAGTTGTGCATCACAGTAGAAGAACTTGCTGACTTGGATGATACCGGAGACATTCCGGCTCCATTGAAGCAGGCTATCTTGTTATCTATCGGGGGATACTATGCTTATAGAGAGGACATAATTACTGTAAAGAGTAATCCATTGGAACAGGGAACTAAGCATATATTGGAACTTTATCGGGATTATAGTTTATGAGAGCCGGGCTATTGCGAGAGATATTAGTATTCAAAGAACTGAGAGAGCATCAGTCTGAAACGGGTTTTGTAGTGAAGGAATACGAAGAAGTGTTTCGCTGCAAAGGATATAGGAGAAAGATGTCATTAGTTGTAGATAAGGATGGTATCAGTGCAATGGAGCAGTTTATCGGCAGGACTATCGTATTCCAGATTAGGGCATATCCCATTATTAAGGATTCACAAAGGGTTGTATATATGAATAATATATATGAGATTAAAATGATAGATCCTCAAAGGGATAATACCTTGATTTTAACTCTTGGGAGGGTAGATACGTAACTATGGAGCTAAAAGTAATAGACCGGGAAAATATTAATTATCTTGTCCGAAATTTAGAAGATTTTGAAAAAGATAAGGCAATTCGTAGCGGGTTAAGATCTGCCGCATCTGTTTTTATGCGCAAAGGGAAAACCAACCTTCGGGCAAGGATGCGTAAGACAGGCAAGGTTACGGGCAATTTGGAAAGTTCCTTCACAACGCGTGTAAAGAGACGTAAGTTAGGTGCGTTATCGGGATTCACACAATCGGGTGCTCATGCGCATCTTGTAGACATGGGAACGCGAAAACGTCCTCATCCACTTACCGGCACTTCCGGCATTATGCCTGGCAATAACTTTTGGTCTGATGCGCGTAAATCAGAAGAGGTAAAAGCGACACAATATCTGTACGAAGGCTTGAAAAAAGCAATCCAACGGATTAACGAGAGGAGATAGTTATGAATATGTTTGGAATAACCACGGAAATACGTGGAATACTGTTGGCTTCAGCTTCAATTAAGGATGTTATCGGTCATAAAATATATCCGATAGTGGCTCCTGATGGGACAGATGGCGATTTTATAGTATACCGGCGTGACGGGTATCGGCAAGAATATAGTAAGATGGGGGTTGCTCGACAGATACCTATAGTTTATGTAAGCGTGATTAGTGATAATTATGATAGGAGCAATAAAATTGCCTCATTGATATATTCAGAGCTTGAAGGCAGTTTTAAAAATCCCACAATGACGATTCATCTAGAGGACTCGGCCGAGGATTATGTCGATAACAAGTATGTTCAAGTCCTTCAGTTTTCTATTAGTTCATTGTGAGCAAAGAGGATGCTAATTTTAGCATCCTTTTTTGTTTTGTCATACAAAATTTTGGTTAGTGGTATAACTCAAATTTAAATATTATGGCAGAAAAAAAGTATGATTCAAGCAAGGACATGGTTGTCGGTGATAAGTTGATGTTGTTTGTAGAAGTCACCAAGGAATTGCAGAAAGAGGTGGTTCCGATTGCCTTCGGCACATCGTGTGGCATTGATATTAGTGCAGATACAATTGATACCAGTAACAAGATGTCGGGTAACTGGAAGGAATACCTGACAGGGCAGTTAGGTTATACTGTATCTAGTGAAAGTATGTTGTCTTTAAAAACGGGGCACTTGTCATTCGTGACGTTAAAGGAATTAATGAAGAAGCGCACGCCGATTCCATTTGTAATCGCTAAAACAGAGGAGTCTGAAGGCGATTTTCCTAAAGGGGAAGAGTATGTCAAAGGTAATGCGATTATTACTGCATTGTCAATGAAGGCTGACAATGGGGCGATCTGTACAAGCTCTGTAACGCTTCAAGGTACAGGGCCGTTAGAAGACGGTACCGGTGCATAATTTTAAGTAACAAGGAAGGCGGTTTTACAGACCGCTTTTTTTTAATAAGATATATGGAATTGATTATAATATTGGCTATTAGCTGGATTATACTTCTCCTTTTTTTTATAAGGTGGGTTTTAAAAAGGGAGAAACAGCCGGTTCCGTCTAAAAAAACGATGAAGAATGCTGTTTTTCAGAAATACACTGTAAGAATGGTAATCAGATGGGAACAGCTGATGAAGAAACCTTTCTCCCAGATGGACTACTCATCAAAGGAAGATATAGATGCATTTCTCTACGTGATGAATGTAGATAGTACTCCTTATACGTTTGAGGTATTTAGGACAGCATTGGAAAATGATGGAATTTTCAAGGATATGATGTTGAGGCTTGAGAAGGCAATGGGTATAATGGCTCAGTTTCAAAAGGATAAAGTAGCTGATGATGTACCATCGGATGCGACCTTGTCGTGTAGTATTGGTGAGATAGTATCTATGTTGGTAATGGGTGGGTTAGACGCTCATTATGCGACTGAGGAAATGTCATTATGTGATCTGCCATTGTATATAGAGGCTTATGAAAAAAAACGTAAGGAAGAGATGGAAAGTGCCAGGCTATGGACTTACATATCAATACTTCCTCATATAGATGGAAAGAAGATTTCTTCTCCCCGGGAATTATACCCATTTCCTTGGGAGATGGAAGAGTTAAAGCGTAAGGCCAGGAAAGAAATAGAGGAAAATGAAGAGCAATTGCGAAAATTCCTCAATGGTGAGTTATTTGACATGAATAAAATAAATTGGAAGAGTAAATCTGATTAATATGGCAGGCAAACTATCGTTTTCAATAGCAATTAATTTTCTGACAGAAAATTTTAAAAAAGGTACAAATCAGATAAAAGCCGGATTCCAAGCAATGCAGGCTCAAATCTTAACTTTTGCTGCCGCTCTAGGCGCAGGAGGGATAGGATTGTCTAATCTTGTAACTAAATTTATAGAGGTCGCTAAATCAACTAATAGAGTGACTACGGCGTTGAAGAACGTATCGGGGTCAATGGCTGTGTTTGCAGACAATCAGCGTTATTTATTGGATTTGGCAAAAAAATACGGATTGGAGATAAACGCACTTACCGGAAACTATGCGAAGTTTACTGCGGCTGCAAGTATCTCAGGAATGTCTATGCAGGAGCAGAGAAAGATATTTGAGTCACTATCAAGAGCTGCAACAGCTTTTGGTATGAGTGCTGACGATAGTAATGGCGTTTTTTTAGCCTTGTCTCAGATGATGAGTAAAGGGAAGATTAGCTCAGAGGAATTGCGTTTGCAAATAGGAGAGAGATTGCCCATTGCTTTACAGGCTATGGCAAAAGCAGCCGGTACAAGTGTAGCAGGACTCGATAAGCTGATGAAAGAAGGGAAACTGTTAAGCGCAGAGGTATTACCGAAGTTTGCAGATGCGTTAAACGAGATGATTCCCAATGTGGATACAGATAATTTGGAAACCTCATTAAACCGGTTGCAAAATGCATTCACAAAGCTGGTTAATGAGACAGATATTCAAGGGAAATACAAAGGTCTAATAGATTGGCTTACCGGGTATGTAAAGAAAGCGACAGATAATATTCAGAGTGTTATTACCTATGTGGTTGCAGCTATTGCTGTTTTGGTGACAAGTCGGCTTGTTAATAAATTGATTGTATCTTTTCAAAAGACGGAATTAGCCGCAAAAGCAGCTGCGAGGCGAGCCGCAAAAGCAGCCGGTCAGTCATTCGATGAAGTAGCTTGGAGGTCTCAAAAAGCATCCTCTACGATGAAAGCCATGTTTTCCAATGCGGCAAAATCTGTCAAGATAGCATTGGCATCTATTGCCCCAACTGCGATTATAGGAGCAATTGGTGCTATCACAGCTAAATTAGTTAATGTATATAAAGAGGGAAGTAGAATTAAAAATCTATTTAGCTCCTTTAAAAAGGAAATAGCTACAATAGATTTTGCGTCTGATGAGGCTAATTCTTTATCTAAATTATATGGAATAGCAGGGGATATAAACAGAACGATTAAAGAAAGACAGGGAGCATTGAATGATATAAATTCAATGTTGGGAACTAATTACAGCATAGATGGAAAAACACTAAAAATAAATGGGGATATAAATAAAAAAATAGCAGAAAGAATAGAATTGCTTAAGGCTGTTAACGAATTTGATTATAGACAAAGAAAACAACAAGAATTAAAAGATCGACAATATGAACTAGCCGGTAACATAACAGAAAACTTACAGACAGCAAGGGGCAACGATAATTGGGCGGATTTGTGGGAAGGTCCCGCGGGACTGAAAACCATTTGGAATAATATACCATTAATAGGATCGCATTCAGATGCGAACATGCAGAAGGATGAACTCGCCCAAATAGAAAAAATGATTGATTACAATCAAAAGCAGATGGATGCTGCGATGGCTGTAATTAATAGAATGGGCGGAAGAAATCAACTGGCAAATTCATCTACTGCGGGGACAGGAAATATTGTTGGTGCCGGTAGCAATGATAAAAAAACACCGTTGCAAAAATTGGAAGAAAAGTCAGCCAAGGAATTATCGGAGTTGGAAGCAAAATTTAAGATTGGCTCTCTTTCTCAGGCTGAATACAACAAGGCGTTGGCAGAGTTGAATATAAAGTTATATGCTGAGGCTAGTGGGTCAAATGACCGGAAGGTATTAGAAAGTGAATTTTACAAGGTAAGACAAGAGGCGGCACGTCAGGCGGTAGATCAGATGGGGCAATTAAAAGCCGCGATCGAGTTGGAAAAAATTCAAAAAGAATATTCCGCATCCTTGGAAAAATTAAAGGCTCAAAAAGAGAATGGTATACTGACAGAGGAACAATATAAATCCGAATTGCAAAGGCTTGCTGTAGAAACCGCTCGCACTGCCGGAGCGATTAAAGATACAGGGATAGAAGGGAAGGCATTCGTTGCAGCAATGCAGGCAACAGCTCAAACTATGAGTACCCCTGTTAAGGTAAAAGAGAGGGATACGACCTTTGATTACAAAAAAAACGCAGTAGATATTGCTTCGGAAAAGCTGGATTTGGCAAAAGAATACGCGAAAGATTTGCAGGAAGAGTTTCAGAAAGCGGGAAAAACATTAGATGATGAGTTGGCTAAGTCTATGGCCGGTGTTCCTGATTTGGAGCAGGCATTAAAAATAGCTCAGGTGAGGCAGGATATTAAAGACTTAAGTAAGGAGTTAAGAGAGGGTATCTATTCAGGAGTAAAGAATATTGCATCAAGTGCGGATAGAATGGTAAATGCATTTTCACAAATGCAAGACGTATTGGGGGATGAGGATGCAACTGCTTGGGAAAAAGTGATGGCGGTATGGAATACCATGATAAATACGGTAGACAGCATAATGAGTGTTGTCCAAACCATAGAAAACATATCGGAAGTGGCGAAAAAATTAAGTGGTGCAAAAGAAGAGAATGCAAGTGCTGAAGAAGAAGCACTGGGAATCATTGGCACAAAAGCAGCAGAAGTTGCGGCAAATGAAGCTGCCGCGGCTATAGAGATAGCTACGAGTAAGGCTAAAACTCAAGCTGCCACAACAGAAATGGCGGCAAAGTCGACAGCAGCGTATGCATCCATTCCGTTTGTCGGCGTAGGACTTGCTTCCGGTCAGATAGCAGCGATGCAATCGCTGATCACGGCAGCATCTAATGTCCCTCAGTTCGCCAATGGTGGTATTGTCTCAGGACGCACATTAGCCGAGGTTGGCGAATATCCGGGGGCAAGCAGCAATCCGGAGGTCATTGCTCCGTTAAGCAAGCTGAAAGATATGATAGGGGGAGGTTCTGTCAGCCGGATAAAGGTGGAGGTTGGCGGAAGGGCGGTGATAAGGGGAAGTGATGCCTGGTTGCAGATTTCCAATCACGCAAAAAAAATCGGTAAGAAATTTCCATAAATAGATATTATGCAAAAATATAGAATTCCATTTTTTAACTACGATGGAGAGCGTTTGGAAATTATAATTTCCGCAAAAGACTATAGTGGGGAAACAGTAGAATTAAGAGCTGCTCCATCGGCATTTGTCGTTACAGGAGATGATGAGGAATTCATTTACAAGCCCATAAGGACATCTACGGCCTCTGTATCCATTAATGCAGAAACTTTGCTATTGGACCTGTTTAGCATAGATAATCAATATGCTTCGGTGAAATTGTACAAGGATAGTAGGTTGCTATGGACAGGATATATCACCCCCGAGCAATTCACGCAATCTTATGCACCTGTAGTGGATGCCATAGAGATTGACTGCATCAGTGCCATAGCCACACTTGAAAACATTAAGTATGAGCAGCAGACAGAATCGGGATTCATCACCGCAATAGAGTTGCTAAGATACCTTATATCTTCCGCCCATGGTGGCTATGAGTCCGTATATATCCCTTATGTGTATGCGTCTTCCTCCGCTGCTTACTCTTCAGGCGAGAACGTATTGGATAAACTCAGATTCGCGGAAGAGAACTTCACCTCAGATGAATTGATGCTGGATGAAGTATTGACCTACCTCATGCAGTTCTTTTCGTGGACGCTGTATGATTACGAAGGCAGCCTGTATATCATCGATGCGGACTATACCGGTCAGTATCGCAAGTATAATGAGGCATTGGCATCTTATACAATGGTCTCGGTGAATGATGCCACATTGCAGGATATCGGCTTCGCCGGCAACGACAACACCATTGACGTTTTGCCGGGTTATAATAAGGTTACGGTCAAATCCGTAAACAATGTGTTTGAAGACTTGGTGGTTAATGAGGATTACGATTACCTGGAATGGGCGGGCGGCTCGAGTTATAGCGATAAGGATAAGTATGACATCAAGAGGTTTCTGAAACCGAAGGAATGGAAGATGTATTACTACGATCAGAACCGCCACGAAACCATACTGAGTACTAATATTAACGATAACATATTCGGGGCTGTCCTGATGAAGGAAGCGTTGTTCACCGGTGGCGGAGACCCGCCGGGGGATTATAATTGGGCTGACAGCATCCAGATGCGGTCTGCTACGGTAGATGGCGTGATGGTTTTTGACGAATACCAGAAGGAAACCCTGCCTGCCTTTACGATGAGGGGTCCTAATGCGGTCTGGAAGGACGGTGCCATCGGTATATCGGGGAGCATGCGTTTCCCCTCCGACAGCCGCATGAACTATATCTATGACGGTGACATGAATATCTCTGCCAATATCCCTTACGCATGCTCCCTTAAAATCGGGGATAAGTATTGGAACGGCAGTGGATGGCAATCCTCATTCGTCCGGTTTGAGATCGTTTTCGAGACGGACAATATCAAGAACTGGGCGAATGTGAAGAGCACGAAAACGCCCGATATGCCATATAGCGGGCTGTCCGGGCACATCATCACTCTTCCATCGGACGTACCGATCATCGGGGAATTGGAATTCACAATGTACTGTCGCAGGCAGAGGGTCGCTCTGGAAGTCGGTTTTGTCGCATACGGTGCCATTTTAAAGGACTTCCGATTTGACTATAAGAAGAGAGACGGGATCATTGATGAAGGCGAAGACGGTGACCGCTTGTATGAGAATGTGGTTAACGATAAGTTCATGTCCGAACTTGACGAAGTTGAGTTCGGCATAAGCTCTTATAATGCGGACGGGGTTTCCTATAGCAAGGCACTGTTGGGAAATGACTTCTTGACGGATAACCTGTATTCCGTCATCGAGGACAAACTTGTCAGACCCGAAGAAGCCTTCATCCGAAGGGTGATTAACCGCTATAAGGCAACCCAAATCAAGTTAACGCAGGTGATAAAAAACGATGGTTCTATTCATCCGTTTACCCGGTTGTATGACAAATCAGCGGTTAATAAGAGATTCATGCTGTTAAGCGGTGTATGGGACTATGAGCGGAATAATATTCAATTATCGATGGTAGAAAATGGCTGAGATTAAGATCATATCAAGAGTAATACCGCGTGGCGGGAGTGGAGCTTCTGCGCCTTCTGCTGGAGGGGGATTTTCGGCTCCTGTTGACATATCGGGAAAGCTGGATAAGTCAGTATGGAACTCTGCATTCGAGTTGCACTATGATGATCCTGATGATCCTGAAAAATTGACAAGCATTGGCGCGAAAACTAATTTCTTTTCTGTGGGCGAGATATCCGTGTTTGGGAAAGGCGGCTCTTCCGGCGGTGGAGGTGGTGCCACTACGCTGCACATGCTGGAAGACGTTGATTTGGTGATGCCGATTCCGGACGGGGACGTGTTGACTTATGACGCGCAAAAAGGAAGATGGACCAACAAGAAGGGTGCCGGAGGTATTGACACGAAAGCCATGTGGGAAGAGCTGGGAAAATCGGACATATCTAAAAAAATAGACATTTCCCACATACCGGATTTAGGAGATAAATATATAAGCCTGATAAAGTTAGGAGAGGTTTCTTATGGTCCGGATAAGGGCGTTATCTCCCTTCCTGCCTATCCGACCAAACTGTCGGATCTGAAAGATGATGTCATCGCAGGGAAGTACCTGCCTTTAACGGGTGGGACGATATCGGGAAATCTTGCCGTAACCGGGCATGTCCAAATCGGTAATGCTATGCTGAAATATGACGCGACCAATAATGCCGTATATGTAGAGAAGGATGATGGGTCTATGGTTAATTTCTACGCTACGGGAGACCTTGCTGCGTTCGGTTCGACGACCGGTAGTGGAAGTGGTGCAACCTCATTGGGCATGCTGGACGATGTAGACCTGGTTACTCCTCTATCGGAAGGACAGGTATTGACCTACGACTCGATTAAAAACAAGTGGACGAATAAAAAAGGCGGTGGCGGTTTGGATATAGATGCCATGTGGGATGAGCTTGCCAAGTCTGACACGTCCAAGAGAATCCATTTTTCCCACATACCGGACTTGGGCAGTGTATATGCCAAGCAGGTAAAGCTGGGCACGACTCCTTACAATGTATCCAATGGGGTGATATCTCTTCCTGCGTACCCGACAAAACTGTCCCAATTGGAGGATGATATTGTAACAGGAAAGTATCTGCCTTTGGCAGGCGGGACGATAACAGGCAACCTTGCGATAAACGGAACTACGACCACTAATAATATAGTCCTGAACAAAACCGGGAATTTTGGTAACAAAATAAACTTCGGTGACGGTGATTACGTATACTTGAAGGAGGCGTCTGATGATTCCTTGACTATCTACGGAAGCAAAAAAATATCCCTTAATGGTTCGGGATTCGGTTACAGTTTCGGTTCTGATGGGCTGATTCCCACATCGGGAAGCAAGAGCCTTGGCGGTGGATGGAATAGCAATATGTGGGATAGTGGTTGGTTTACAAAGATTGGGTGTTACGTGATTGGCGTCAACCCTAATGATGTCCACAATGATTATAATCCTTGGCATGGAATCAATTTTAGTTACAACAACAGGGTCGTAATGTCGGGTTATCATGGCATTGATTTCTACACTTCGGCAGGGTGTGTAGCTCAGTTCCAGTCGGACGGTATTGTTAATATCACGAATCTCTATTGCTACAACAATCTTCAATGTAGAGCATCATTCGTAAGCACGATGACAGACTATTGGGAGCACGAGTGGAGAATTTTCCAAAATGTAGATAACTGCGTATTCAGGGCTAATCAAATGGCGATGATGTCAAACAGCGGCTCTGCTTGTAGACCTATCATTGGGTGGAAAGATATATTAAGTGGAGCCGGATTCATAACGAGATATACAATTGGTAGTATTAGACGCGCAAACAACTGGGGAAGCATGCTGATTGCGGTATCCAATTCGGATGATGGCTCTACAAACGGCGTACATTTTCAATTAAACGGAGAAGGTACAGCGGACCTTGTTGCTTCGCGTTTTACTGTTTCCGGGAACTTCCTTGCAGAAGGTGAGGTTGCCGTCTATTCGGACGCCCGCTTAAAATCAAGTATAAAACCGCTACGGAACAGAGGGTTCATTACCCCTGTCAGCTATATCAAGGATGGAAAGGAAAGTATAGGGTTTATCGCACAGGACATGATAGAATTGTATCCTGAGCTGGTGTCTAAAGGCAGCTTGAAAGAACACTACCTGTCCGTGAACTATGCCCAATATACGGCAGTATTGCAGGCTCAGATAATTGAGCTGCACAAAGAGATTGATGATTTGAAACGTAAATTTATAAATTAAAAACTATGGTTACATTATTGATTGTTTCGATTGTTCTGTTTGTATCCTATATCGGATATACAGTCGGGATGTATGGCATCCCTGCAAGTATCAGTGACACATACTATCGGCTTGGAAAGAGGGGTTGGCTGTTCACGCTCTTCTGCCTTGCCGAATCTTCCCTGCTGGTTGCATCGTTCATTGAAGCCAGCAAGGAAGAATACCAATTCCTGGCGTTCATCGCAAGTGTATCATTGGCGTTTGTCGGCTCGGCTCCCTTGTTCAAGGAGGACTATAACCGCAATATCCATTATGTAAGCGCGGGAATCTGCGCGCTTGCCTCTCTTGTATGGCAAGTGTTGATGAGTTTTTGGTACCTCCCTTTTATAACCTTCCTTGGCGGTGTAATCGTATTGGCATGCCTTAAGTTCAGGAAGCCTGTGTTTTGGATGGAGATGTGTGCCTTTATCTCGACTTATATAACCCTGTTACTACTCTATTGATATGGCTAATTCGAATAACGTAATTACGTCTCCTGTCAATCTGAGGAGTGACGTTGCTTCCGTACTTGGGACGTCTGCAACGAATGTGAGCGGGTTGTGCACGAGCCATGAGATTAATATGTGGTCAAGATGCAAGCCTGTCCATATTGCTTCTGCTGCTCCTGACAGGAGCATGCCATCTGACGGTGAAGGGGCTTGGTGGAAAGGCTCGATGAGGAATTGCGGCATTAAGCCGCCCCCTGTAGCATCTTATGAGGAAATCCCCAAGCTGTATACAGGAAACAAGATGAACGGATATATCTATGAGAGACCTTGGGGCGGAAGTGCGAGTCCGTACAGGTTGGCAGATTTCTTACTGTACAAGCACGATGCGCAACCGCCGTTCCATAGCTTCTATTGCGATTCCAAGGTGTCTATGTATGGCTCTATATCGTGCTCTCTTGCGCGAAATGTTACTACCGCAGATAAATCAGGTCCCGGCTCGGTCGAGCTGTCCGACATAGAATCCGCTACCAACCTTGATACATGGTGGTTTGGGGCGATGTTGGTTGACTCGTCCAACAGAATTGTGAGGAAACTGGCTAATGTCAGAGCGGGGGTTACATTAGAGATGCCTGCCAATGGTCTGACACTTGGTCAATACTACGATGTATATCCGTTTTTTTGTATGAATAAGATTGAAAGTATCATCGAGGCGGACAAGGCTAATCTGTTTTTGCCTGTCATGAACTGCTCTCCCGGCAGGGTTAAGTATGTATCGGAAGAAGAAGCGGGTGGTTTGGTAATCAATCTGACAGCCGAATATGTGACTAACTCAATGACCGGGCTTAACACTGCGGTTAAATGGAATCTTAAACTTACGTATTATTCAGTCGGTAGTAAAACGCTTACTAATAATTGGATTACACTAAGGCGTGTGGTTTCGGATGAAGATATGAGCAGGGAAAAATTACAGGATTTCAATCTGATTCAAGACAGAGAGGTTGAAATATTCGGGACATTCACCTTAACTGATTTTCTTGGCGAGTACTACGTATATCTACAGCTTAATACGAACGAGTACACGAAGAAGGCGTTCCCGCTCAAGCTTGACCCGAACCCCGGACCGATACAGTAAAGAATATACTAATCATTAAATTATACAGATATGGAACTGATAAGAAAAAAAGAAAGTATTACAAGGCTTTATGAAAACGGTGAGGTCTCAAACAACACAACCAATGATATCCAATATATCGTATTGGATGGAGATGCTTATGTTGGCACAGCCTCTATCATGCCCACAGGGTTTACCATGACAGTAGGCATGAAAGCTCCCATCGAAGATATAGAGAGTATGCTTAGAAGCATATTGTCTTCCATCCCCAAGGAAGGAGGCGCAAAATGAAAATCAATGAAATCATCAGAAAAATGAGTTTTTTGCAACTCGTGCCGCTGAAATCGGATGAGGGTGCGCCACTTGCCAATAAAACGAAGGTGAAGATTATCTTGAATCTCGTAGCCTACGAAAGGGCAATGGAGAGCTTTAACGAGGATATGCGCGGTATCTATGCCAAGCTGAAACCCGAAGGCTATGACGCCCAAGCCTTCCCACGAGTGAATGAGTTGGAGAAGAAAGAAAACATAAGCAGCGAAGAAAAACAGGAACTTGAGTCGATTAAGCAGAGTGAGGAATACCTCTCTTATGTTGAAATGAAAAAAACATTGATGCGCGAGTTTGAAGAAGCAAGAGAATGCGCTTCGGCAGACAATGACTATACAGTCAGCGAAAGGACACTCACGGACGATGATTTGGTTTCCATTGCGGAAGTTATCCCTTCGGATAAGGAGTTTACAATCGGCAGGAATGAAGATGGGGAAATCAAGGTTAATGGCATCACCGTATTGGCGGAGATTGGCAGAATGTTTATAGTGTAAAAAAACTCCCTGCATACCTTCTCAGGCTGGCAGGGAATCAAGATTAGCTTTCTCGTCCGGTTAACAAGGTTTTGCAAATATAACATTAAAAATTAATCCGACAAATGATTAGTGCAATAGTTAGAGATGGCATCGATAAGAGCGTAGCCGGAGGATTGGCAGGAATAGCTACCGCATTCGTTCAGGAGAGCATAGAACACATGATTCCGTGGCTGATAGTGTCTGCTGCCGTGATTATATGTGATTTAGCCTGCGGGCTTAGAAAGAGTATCATAATGGGCGAACAGGTCCGGTTCAGTCGGGCGGTAAGGCGAACCATGGGCAAGATGGTTACATACTTCAGCTTCGTTTTCATGGTGGTGATGATAAACAAGGCATCGGGCAGCCGTTATGACATCGATATGTATTCCTGCCTGATGGTGTGTTTCCTTGAAATGTGCTCGATTATCAGCAACATACTTAAGCCGAAGGGAATCGAGCTGAATATTGTCGAAGCGTTCAGGCTGATTTTCGGCAAGACATTAAAGGTTGACAAAGAAGATATTAAAGAAGTAATTAAGGAGGAAAAGAAATGAAGTTTTTTACAATTGCGGAGCTGTGCAAGTCCACGACTGCCGACCGCTTGGGTATCAACAACAGATGCAGACAGGAGCATGTAACGGCTCTTACTGCCTTGGTGGATAACGTACTGGACCCATTACGCACATGGTGGGGAAAGCCTATAACAGTAAACAGCGGTTATCGCTGCCCGGAGCTGAATGAAGCTGTCAAGGGAAGCAAGTCTTCTCAGCATATGAAGGGTGAAGCAGCCGATATTGACACAGGAGACAGACAACAGAATAAGCTGTTGTTTGAGTATATCCGCAAGAATCTGCCTTATGACCAGTTGATTGATGAGAGCAACTTCGCATGGGTACATGTAAGCTTTAGGGCAGATGGTAAGAATCGGAAACAGGTATTAAGTTTATAAAATCTACAATTATGGCATTAAAGGATATAACCGGCAATTTTGCAGCATCCGGCTCCAATCAGGAGTATAAGTTTCAGCCTGCTGCGTCTACATTTGGTTTGCAATTGGTATTCGATACACATCCGTCCAAGGTGGTATTGTATCAAAGTTTGGACGGTGAGAGTTGGGTGGCGTTTGAAGTCGATTACGGTGTCGGGTCGGTTTGGCAGAAGAACATCGAAGGTGTTATTGGTGAGCAGCATATCAAGATTCAGTGCAATGTTAAGCCTGTCAAGGCATTAATTTTGGAGTGATTATGAAGGTTAACACAATATCTTTAAATTCGGTGCGGTTGAATACAATCGCACTGAATCACATTGGCGAAATCCGTTCGGGTGGCGGTGGTTCCAGGCCTTCCCCTATCCCTCAATGGATAAGGGAGCATATCGTTTTCTACTATGACGTAAAGAAGCAAGGTGCGACCAACGAAACATTGAAGGAGTCTGCTTACTTGCAGGACTTGTCGGGTAAAGGAAGACGGATGAAATTAAATAACTTCTTGTTTGCCGAAATGAGTGGTGTTGGAGGGTACAACGATAATTTAAAAAATTGGAGATCCGATTCAAACAATGGAGCCGTAAAAATAGAATCAGACTCATCAATTGTAATACAATCCGTAAAAATAGAATATAGAGGAGTATTATATCAAGATAGTACTAAAAAAACAACTTTAAAATGTAATATTACAGGGATAACGGAAGAGCTTAAAGGTAAGTTAATCTTTAGATACACAGATGCAGAAGGTGGCAAAAATATTACATTGGAAAATGGATACTTTGAGTTCAACCCGAGTGAATACGAAGGATTATCCGGGTGGTATGGGTTTGCTTCCAAGCAGCCTATAGACAACTGTAACATCACCATTACTCAGATACCCGAATATCCCGGTGCATTAGTGACAGATGGTGTAGATGATTACGGATTGGTAGAGAATCTGAGTAGTGGAGTGAAGATGCTGTTTATGACGGTTAATCCGATGGCGTCTAAAAGATATCTGTACGACCAAAGAAAGGATACTTCAAGTCCTTATGCTTTTGCGATAGTTAATCATGAAGGGGTAATAGCGTATAATAGTAGGAATACTGACGGTAAGACATATATAGATGGCATATTGAATACAAAGTTAAAAACAGAGGACTTGTTAAACAAAAAACAAATCATAACAATGTTAAATAGTAATGTTTCTGAATCTGTTTCAAAACAACCTGTATTTTGGGGTTCATTAGGCAAAATAGAAAACATGCCTTGTGCCTTCTACAACTCCATAGCCTTCGACTCCATACCAACAGAGGCAGACGGATTCACAGAGCAAGAATTAATTGATTACGTATTAACTAATATAATTGGACAATGAGATATACAATCGTTACAGTGGAATGGCTGACCCAACATGGATTGTTGGCTCTGCCGACAATGCGGAGCAACGCAGATGGCACGAAAGTAGTGCTGCATGAAGAATTCGTTAACCTCTTCCCAAAGGACTCCTTCCCTACCTACAGGATGGACGACCCCGAATTTGTACAAATCATGGAATCGGAAGAATGGAATCACGAACCACAACCTTATAGCGCTGATTACATATTGGCTGCATCTGCACAAAACATGGTGGAATCCGCCAAAAAACAGATACAGACATTGAGCCTGACAGACAGCGAATCTTTAAAGGTTAAATCGCTGTATCCCGATTGGGCGGAATATATAGACGAATCCTTATCCAAGGGGATGAAGGTTAATTACAAGGAACACCTGTATAAGGTCCGGCAAGATATCCCTATGGTTTTGGAAAGCCAATATCCCGGCATGGCTACGGCAGCACTCTACGAAGTGGTTGTAGAGACCGCATCAGGCACCAAGGATGACCCGATACCCTATACACCTCCTATGGAGATATTCAAAAACAAGTACTATACTCAGAATGACGTATTGTATGTCTGCACAAGGGACAGCGGTCAGGCATTGACCCATGACTTAAGCAGCTTGGTAGGGTTGTATGTTAATGTTACAAGATAAAAAAAACAAATTGAAATGAAATGGCTTCCTTACATATTACTGATTGTACTCGCTTTCCGTTTAGGACGGTTCGCAAAGCCATCCCCCGAAGCAGTTATAGAGGCAAGAACGGATACGGTATTCAGCTCAAGCCTTGTGGTAAGAAGGGATACGGTCCCCTACTATCTTCCTACTCCTTTGATTTGCTGGCACACGGGCGATACTATCCATGTAGGTGATACGGTGCTCCCTGTCGAGCAGAAGATATACCGGGACAGTAACTATACGGCTTATGTCAGTGGTTATAACCCGAACTTGGACAGCCTGAAAGTATATCCTAAGACTGTCACGGTTACTAATGATATCCATCATGTGATGAAACTAAAACCTCGTAGATGGGGTATGTCAATCACTGCCGGCTATGGATTTGGCAAGGATGGGCTATCACCGGCTGTCGTGGTTGGGTTAAGTTATAGAATTTGGTAAAACGTATAATATGGACGATATTCAGATTTTCAAGAATGAGGTTTTTGGCGAAGTGAGAGTAGCCGGGACCAGTGAAGAACCGTTATTCTGCCTTGCGGATATTTGTAGGATACTTGATTTACATACAGGTATGACCAAACAGAGGTTAGATGCAAAGGGTGTAAGTTTGATTGACACCCCTACAAATGGAGGTGTACAGCAGCTTATATATATGAGCGAAAAGAACCTCTATAAAACGATTATGCGCTCAGACAAGCCACAAGCCGAACCTTTCCAGGATTGGGTATGTGGCGAAGTCCTTCCTTCTATCCGCAAACATGGCGGTTATCTTACACCTGATAAGATAGAAGAGGTATTGAGCAATCCGGATACCATTATACGTTTGGCGATGCAACTCAAGGATGAGCAATCCAAGAGAAGGGATGCAGAGCAGCATATAGCCATCCTGACCCATACAAACAAAACCTATACGGCTACGGAAGTCGCAAAAGAAATAGGTATGCGTTCGGCTGCTGAGTTGAACAGATGGCTTGAGAGCGAGAAAGTACAGTATAAGGTAAACGGAACATGGGTCCCTTGTGCCGGTTATGCGAATTTGGCGTGGTTTGAAATCAAGCAGGAAGAGCTGGACAGCGGACGTATAATTTATCATAGGAAGATTACCGGTATTGGCCGTGACGGAATTATTAATCTTTATCAGAAGGGAGGGTGAAATGAAATAAGACATCATATCGGGAATTATTCTCGCAATACTACGAGTAGAAGCGTAGTAGAAACAAAAGCAGTTCTTTTACGGCTTAGAATGAAAAGAAAGCCGTCCTCCTTAATGATTGACAGTCGACAGGAGATGAACACCCAAGGCATTGTTTACGGCTTTCTTAAGTTGTAACAAGGTTTTGGGTGTTTTGTTTTCCAATCTTTAAAAAAAGTATCGATGAGAATAGAGGAATTATATCAGGATGTCATAATTATGGTATGTAATGTTACAGGTATTGATGAGGCTGACATATTGCATAGCAACCGCGAAGAGTGTGCCGATGCCCGATACCTGCTTGTGATGGCGTTATCCAAGATGATGACCGATGAGGAGATTGGCAGGGTCATACACAGGACCAGGCAGGGTGTATCTTATATCCGTTCCAACAGGGTAAAATTAAGCAAGTGGATTGTGGCAAGCAATTGGCAAGTAATCAGCAAGTATATCGCAAGCAAGTATTTCATTTGCCATTGAATTATGGCTTTCTTTGCATGTAGCCCAACGAAGGGCTGCAATACAAAATACAAGTTATATGGAAGCAGAAGTAAAACAAGTAATCAAGGAGAAGGAGTATGTCCATGGCGAAGATCGTAAGGAATATGCTTCTAAGGGCGTGGGTAACGCAGCATTGACTACCGGTATTATCGGTACGGCTCTGGGTGCAGCCGCATTATGGGGTCGCGGAGGCCGCATTTTTGGCGGTGGCGGTATGCCGGAAAACGTAAACATCAATACGGTCAGCGATGCCATTGCCGGACGTTCGGGGGTGGCTCCTACGGCATTCCAGGCGTGGGAGAAGGGATGTGAGGAAGCTTTGAGCTTAACCAATACTATTTGGGGACTTAAAGTCAACACTCAGGAGCAGATGTACGCACATCGCGAGATAGACATTAACGAGAAATGGCAGCTCTACAAGTCACAAGTAGACGGTGACTTCGGAAATTACAAGGTTTCCCGTGATCTGTACGACAACATGAATGACAAGCTGAACACAGCTGCGTTCGGACTGTACAAGGGACAGCGTGACCTCTACGACACACTCAATGAACGTTACTCCGCCAAGTTCTGTGAGCTGGACAAGAAGGTATACGGAATGGAAGTTGCCAACCTGTACCAGAACAAGATTATTCAAATGGGCATGGATAGTGTCCTGAAGGAAAGCATGTGCTATACGGACCGCAAGACATGCCGTGCAATCTATGGTGTGGTGGGTTTGCCTTCAACCCCGACAGTCAGCGTGCTGGAAGGGGCGAACCCTTACGGATGCAACTGCCGCCCGCAGTCAACCGCACCAAGCGCGTAAGACGTAAGAAACGTTAGTGGTAAGTCCCTTCGGGGGCATACCACTTTCTTTATTAACCACTGACAAAAAAATAATGAATATGTTTGAAAATGACCCTCTACTTACATCCGGGCGTAACCTGGAACAGTTGGCGCAGGAAAATGAGATGTACCAGCAGAAGTTACAGGCTTTGCAGCAGTTCCCCAAGACGCAGCCCGTACAGCATACCGCAACTCCTGTTTGGGATGAGATAGACCGTATTGTATCATCTCTCAACGATCAGGAGCGCGGCATCCTCAGCAACAACAAGGAATATTATGATAACAGCATGGCTATACAGGAGATGGTTAATGCCGAACTGCTTCTGCTGGTCAAGGGCAGGATAGAAGCGTCTGCCGAAGGTAAGGCTATATTGGAGCAGCAGCTATCATTCGTAAGGCGGACATCGAAAACAGCCAAGGAAGAGACCGCCAGGCGTGATGCCTTGTTCCGCGAGTACGTGACGGAACATAGTGATATGACATGGCAGGAGTTTATCGATTGGAAGAATGGGAAACCTCAATCTAAATCAAAAAAATGATGGAAGCAAAGAAAAGTATAACAGAGATTAAGGACAAGATGGCTGATTCGCTATTGTTGTGGGTTGATGATAGGATTGACACGCTGGTTGAGGCTAACCCGAAGCTGAAGGTCGCTTCGGTATACCTGAAAAGGGGTGCAAAAAACTATATCGCCAAGGAAAGAGACAACCTGAACGCAATGATTGACAATGCCTCTTTGTTTTTGTGCGATGAAAATGGCAACATTGATGCGGATATGCTGTTTAATGACCTCATAGTAATGTTTCGCGAGATGGATGAGATGCCGTTCGGGAAAGGCTTTATCCGTGGAACTATAGGTAAGGGAAATATCCGCATTGCTCTTCCCGATAATCCGGTATCGAATATCCTGTTTGGCAATACAGGGGCTATCAGGATAACAGATGCCGACTTGATAGAGTTTAAGAAGCTGATGATGGAATGACATATTGAAAGCAAAAACAAACGTTTGCTGTGATAATTTGATATATCAAAAGACTTCTTTGCCTAACAAAAAGGCACAAGTGCTCCGAGAAAACAAAACAGATTGATAATTTATAATATTAACAACATGGAATATAAGGATATGATTAGGGATGCCAAGGCTAACGGTGTAGCCTCCGACAAGGCAATGTGGCAGAGCGTGGACACATTGAGTGATATGCTGTGTATCCTCAGGGATGAGCATCCGGACGAATACTGGCGTTTTATGCGCAAGCAGCACTCCATACTGTACGGCAACCACTACGATAGGAATTTTGCCGAAATGGACGTAGAGGGTATACGTTATACAGGACCGTCCGGTGAGAAGAGAACCGGTGCCCATTGGACTGCCGATCAGATAGAGGAAGCTGCAAGGGGAATGTCTTTCCCTTCGGGTACAACCAAGTGGGATAAGTATGTCGCGTTTAACTCATTTTACGCCGATATGTGTATGGTCTGTGATGATGCTCAGATCCTCAAGGGTGCCCATAGGTTTTACTTTGCCGACGAAGACGCTCCGCAAGGCAAGATATGGGTGTATATGGCTGCAATGTATGACGCCAGGAAGTAGGTGTAGGGATATCCTTGCAAAGATTGGGCATGCGCTGGGTTGCAGGGTTGATTTTATAGAGGATAAATAGATTGGGGAAAGTCCCCGGTTTGATGAAATCGGGGACTAAAATAGGGACTGTTTAGTAAGGGATAAGATTGAATAAAAACGCTGTGATAAATATAAATCCGCTTCACGGTACTTTAAAACAGCGTATTATGCGATAAAACGCAAAACGGGAGCTATTAATTAGTTCTCATCGGG